TGGGTGGTAGATCCTTTATTACAAGAAGCATTCAAAGTAATTGATGCATGGGGATTTAAGTATAAGACTGTAGGTTTCACTTGGGCTAAGTCTAATAAGACTTCACTAGGGTTCTTCACTGGTCTTGGTTATTGGACTAGAAGTAATCCAGAGATGTGTTTACTTGCTACTAAAGGCAAACCACAAAGAAAATCTAAATCAGTGAGACAATTAGTTATAAGTAAAAGAAGGGAACATAGTAGAAAGCCTGATGAAATTTACAGTGGCATAGAAACATTATTAGACGGCCCCTATCTAGAATTGTTTGCTCGTAATACACGGCAAGGATGGGATAGTTGGGGAAATCAAACAGAAAAGCACGGAGAATACAATGAGTAAATGGGACGAAATGGATATGACTGGATGGGTATCTGGTCTGACCGCAGTAGACGAAGATACTTATAGACAGAAAGTAGTAGACGAAGAAACCGCCTCCCAAGCCGACCGACCAGCATTAGCTGCTAAAGAAGACTTGGGGCTACTAGAACGTAGACTTGAAGCCAAGTTAGATAGTATTAAAAATGTAGAAAAAAAGATTGACAAACTACTAAGTTTAATATATGATAATGAAGATATCGTAGAAGAACGTAAGCAACTAGCCGATTCCGTTGCTAATAAGAAAGTAAACGAAATGGCTAAAATTGTTATGCCACTGTTAGGTAGTCTATATCGAACACAGAATCAAGAGTATATTCATTGGCCGGGGCGTGGTCCTATCATTGAAAAGCAAATGGAAAAAGTAGAAGCAATTCTAGATGGATCGTTTTTTGAATGAAACCTCCCTCCAATGACACATATCATGTCAATAATGATGACCCTTGGGTGAAGATTTTTGTTGACTTCTTACGTCCTTTATGCGATAATAATGGTATGTTAAGTAGAGAGAGATTGTTAGAAGAAACTGGCTGGAATCCATTACAAACGCCATGGGGGTATAATCTACCATTCAGTTATATTTTCAAACAAGATCAACAGTGTTATATAGTTTTAAAACAAAGGAGAAAAAATGTTGGAATCGAATAATTATTTTAAGAATATGGTGAAATCATTGAATGATGATAATACTCATCTATTATCTGATGGTGGTAATTCGGCTGAATTTACTGGCTGGCTTGATACTGGTTCTTATATTCTTAATGCTCTAGTTAGTGGTAGTCTATATGGCGGTGTGCCTAATAATAAGATTACTGCATTAGCAGGAGAACAAGCCACGGGCAAAACATTCTTCGCACTAGGTATGGTTAATAATTTTCTTAGTGATAAACAAGATGGCGGTGTAATGTATTATGATACAGAAGCAGCCGTGACACAAGAAATGATGTCTACCCGTGGTATTGATATTAATCGTATGATTGTATCTGAACCAGAAACAGTACAACAATTCCGTCATCTAAGTCTAAAGGTATTAGACCGATACATTGAACACAAATCAGATGCTCCTCCTTTGATGATGGTATTAGATTCTTTGGGTCAACTATCCACTACAAAAGAAGTAGAAGATACCGCTCTAGGCAAAGAAACTAAAGATATGACACGGGCCCAGATTATCAAGGGTGCGTTCCGTGTTCTAGGTTTAAAACTAGCTAGAGCTAAGATCCCTATGATTATTACAAATCATACTTATGAGACTATGGGTCTATATTCTACTAAAGAAATGTCTGGTGGTTCTGGGCTAAAGTATACTGCTTCTACAATTCTATTTCTTACTAAAAAGAAAGATAATGATGTAGAACGAGGCGAAGGTAATCTAATTAAAGTAACCACTGAGAAGTCTAGGTTTACTAAAGAAAAGAAGTTTGTTGAAGTTCGTCTATCTTATGCTACTGGTCTTGATAGGTATTATGGCTTATTAGATTTGGCTGAGAAGTATAATATCATTAAGAAAGTATCTACACGATATGAAATGCCTGATGGTTCTAAACATTTTGGTAAAGCGATTAATGCTAATCCAGAAAAGTTTTATACATCGGATATCATGGAACGTATTGAAGTGGCCGCTGGTTTAGAATACAAGTATGGTGATTCAGATTTGGAGGAACCCGAGGTCGTATCAGAATTGGAAGAGTCTAATGTCGATTGATTTAGAGAGATTTAGTGAATTTGATGATAAGTATGAATTCATGGATGATTTATATGATGAGGCCTCTACCATACCAATTCGCTTGACAGACGAGAAATATTATGGTACAATACTTAAATATGATACGATTAAAATGAAAGAGGTCTACGATGATGAAACAGCCACGTTAAAATTCAATTTCAACTTCATAGAGAATCCACTGAAATTAGAACTAGATGATAAAAAGTTCAACAATCATATTGGTGATCTTCTAGTTAATATAATTATTAATACTTTAAATGGGAATGAAAATGAGAATAGAAACGACAATCCTAAGTCAGTTGATTCATAATGAGGATTACTGTAGGAAAGCTATTCCATTTTTAAAAGAAGAATATTTTCATGAAGGAAATGAGAGATTCTTATATAACACAATTGCTAAACATCTTGATGATTATAATACTCTACCCACTACTGAAATATTGAATATTACAATTAATCAAGATGTCTGGGAGGATAAAGAACAACTATTTGATGATGTTATAGAATACATTGAAAAGCTCAGTAATACTGACATTGATAACAACTGGTTACTAGACAAGACAGAAGAATTCTGTCAAGAAAAATCAGTATACAATGCTATCATGGAATCGATTCAGATTATTGATGGTAAAGATAAAAACAATACTAAAGGAGCTATACCCGAAATACTATCGAAAGCTTTATCAGTTAGTTTTGATAATCATATTGGTCATGATTGGATTGAAGACTTTTCAGAACGATATGATTTCTATCATAAGACAGAGAAACGTGTACCATTCGATCTAGAATATATGAATTTGATTACGAAAGGAGGCTTACCAGAGAAGACTTTATCTTGTATTCTAGCAGGCACTGGTGTAGGTAAATCATTGGCCATGTGTCATTTTGCGGCTTCTAATTTGATGGACTCTAAGAAAGTACTATATATTACTCTAGAAATGGCAGAAGAAAGGATTGCAGAACGAATTGATGCTAATCTGTTAGATGTATCTTTGAAAGAACTTGAGGATTTACCCAAGGCTGCTTATATTAAGAAAGTAGAACGTATTCGAGATAAGACTGAAGGCAAGTTGATTATCAAAGAATATCCCACTGCTACAGCGGGTACGGGTCATTTTCGCCATCTTTTGAATGAACTTCGTTTGAAAAAGAATTTTGTGCCCGATATTGTTTATATCGATTATCTGAACATTTGTTCTTCTATGAGACTTAAATATGGTGCTAATGTCAATAGTTACACTTATATTAAAGCAATTGCTGAAGAGATGCGAGGGTTAGCAGTAGAAAAAGGTATTCCGATTGTTACGGCCACTCAAACTACTAGATCTGGATTTAGCAATTCAGACCCAGGCCTTGAAGATACATCCGAATCGTTCGGCTTACCTGCTACCGTAGATTTGATGATTGCTTTAGTATCTAGTGAAGAATTAGAGGCATTAAATCAAATCATGGTGAAACAATTGAAGAATCGATTTAATGACCCAGTAGCTAATAAAAGATTCGTTGTGGGTGTAGATAGAGGGAAAATGAGGCTATATGATGTTGAAAATAGTGCCCAAGATGAATTGATCGTTGATAGGCCATTGATGGACAATACTGAATTTGGAATGAGAAATGAAGATGCACAATCTAAGAAGAAGAAATTCTCCAAACTATTATGAGGTATGATATGTATGTTTTCGAAGGTATAGAACCACCCTATAGAATTATTGAGTTAAATGGTGAGGAAATGAGACTTATAGCTACTTTTGACACTCAAAAGAAAGCACGGGAGGTTTTCCGAAATTTGAAGAGAGGTAATGGTTTTGAAGGTGAAACACCTGGTTTCTTTAGACCGCTAAACTATGTAAGTAGCAATAACGTATAAATATGTAAGGGAGTGTACCATGTATAGTAAAATCATCAAGCAACTAATCTTATCACAAAAACGAGGTGGTGATGACTTTGATGTAGTTGATAGGGCCTCATTACGTTCTATGTATCCTCGTTGGGAAGTCAAGCAGATATATGATGGTCTAAAACAAGAACAAATTCGTCGAATAAAAAAAGCATCTTAATATAAAAAACCCCTTGACATTTCATCGGCTATTTGTTATTATAAAGATAGTGATAATGAGGAGGATAGATTAATGCTTACTGGAAACAGCTTGCGAGAACTAACGTCCACGGAATTCGCATGGAAGCGAATGAAACGGCATGACGAAGCGTGGGCCGAGTCATGTGGTGGCGACAACGTTTCCCATGTCGTGTGGTGTGAATTATCTAATAGCAATCTCGTTGAACTAGATGCTAATGATTCGAACCACGCTATCCGTTTGATAGAAAGCTGGATCAAATCAGACGATTGCATCACTGCTTCTTATCGGACCGTGAACAAAGACGGAACGCTAGGGAAATGCATTGAGATTTTTGATGCATTTATTACGGATATGTATGACGATTACGAGGAGGAGTACGCATAATGAAATGGGCCAGCGTCGAACCCGATCTCATGGAACATAGAGCCGTATGGAATCTAATCACATTATACGTCGATGATGATGGTGATGAATCTACTGAAGTCACCGCATATGCGACTGAAGAGAAGGCCATAGAGGCTAAACATGCTTATTTGTCCGGTAAGTGGCGAGGGCATGACAAATCGCCCCACCCAGATTTGGGCAATTTATTCGAAAAATAGTCATTTGTGATAATATTGTCACAACTTAGGGGTTGACAAGCCCCTCGCTGTTTGCTATAATAACTATACTGAAACAGCGAAAGAGACCAGCACAATGTCAGTACCAGCCGTCTACACCCTTGATACTCCGACTTTCAATAACAATTTGATGAGCTTAAAGAAGACCTTCAATTTCGACATTCGCCGTATGAAGTATCTTCCTAAGAATCGTCTTACCGTCACCCTCCGCTTCACCGATGAAGCAGCCAAGACCAAGTACGAAGATTATCTCTATCGCAACGAAGATTATTGAAAATACCGCTTGACACGACCCTCGTAGTTTGCTATAATAACTATACTAAAACAGCGAAAGAGAACCAAATGTCAATGTCTATTGAAGTTTACGAAGACCACTATGAACACAATGTAGACGAAATTTTTCTTAATAAGAAGATTAGTAGTTTATTATTGACGTTGCCCGCTCGTTACGAGCGTGTTATCCGCGAAC